TTCCTTTAGAAGTCGATTGAACTCTAAATAGTTTTGAATCCAATTTACGGAGGACATCATGGGCGCACTAGTAGAGATTGTAAAACCAATCATTCTCGCTGCTATGAATTCTTGTCACACTAAGCGTCTTGTAGTTGAACTACTTGAGCGTTATGTGAACACTACTGATAATGACATTGATAATGTAATCGCAGCAACAGTAAGAACTGCACTTCTTAAGAATTGTAAGTGATTTCTTGCTTAATTACAAACTGGTCAGTAACCATTACTTTGGGTTTATTACTAACTGCTTCAGAGTGGTTGGCAAAAACAAAAAGATTTGAAGAGAATGGGTTACTTGACCTTACAAAACACTTTTTAAGAGTTGTTTTACATAAAGGAGATCAAAAGTAAGGTCTCCTTTTTTTATAAATATTTCTACGCTTAATTTAGTAAAGGTAAAAAAATGGCACTCTGGGGTAATAACGATTCCGTTTATTCTGCTGGAACAGTAGCAGTAGACCTTTCTACTGGAATTGGAACAGGAGCCGTTGGCATTGTAACATGGACTAGTGCTGGCATTAGAACAGGTGATTTCATAACTGTTGGTACTGGGGCTACTTATGGTTATGCGGTTATTTCTGGATTTACATCAACCACTATTTCTTTAGCAAGCACTGCTAATTTTGTTTCGGGGTTAACTACAGTTCCTGCAACAAGTTATAACATTTCACAGACGCCTGTTTACATTCTAGATGATTCTACATACGATCCACCACAGTCTAAGACAACTGGATTCTCAACTAATCCAGTTTTTAATGCAGTCTTTGGTGTAGACCAGATTGAAGTTGGTGTTGCAGCAACAACTGCTTTTGCTGTTGGTCACAGTGGTTGGGTTGGAATTATGACCTATATTGATAATGGTGGTAATTTAAGAGTTAAGCATGAAGTTTTAGTTGCTGGCGGCATCTTGACCACTAGCGACGCTGGTGATGATGCAAGATTCCCTGATTCATAATTTAACATATGATATTTAATGAACTGAATGAGGATAATTTCCTCTTATTCGCAATTAAAAATTATGAGAATCCTCAGGCGGTCACAAAAGAAGACTTTGAGAAAGATCTAAATCATTTCAAATATATTAAAAGATTATTGAAACGATATAAGAATACTGGTCAGTTAAAGACACATCTTCTTCTAAATCATTTTATTATTCTTTATAATATCTTTGGTGAAGCGACTACACCAATGTTATTCTTTAAGATTGAAAAGGAATTATGGAGTGTGTTGAAAACTTTTATTATATTTTTGGGTAAACTGCCAGAATATCCAAAAACCCATATCCATGACATTCAGGTTGATCTTTATTGTTTATCCGAACTTTATAAAATCTATAATGGAAAAGAAGAAGATTGACTGGATCATAGAAACAGTTCGTGCATATCTGTACGAACAACCAACAAATAATGTTGGTAGTGGAAAAATTGCTGGTACAGTTGAAGCGGGTGATGATCCTCCTGTAAGAAAAAGAAAAAGACAGTATATGTCTGGTGGTCGTGGTAGTAGAAAATTCTGGCTAAATTACCTTAGATCCTCCAATGGCAGAAGACATTAAAGTTGCTCTACTAGAACAAAAACTTGAAGATTTAAAAGACATCATCGTAAAAATTGATGATGCTATTGAAAAGATGAGTGAGGTAAATAGTAATGTAGGCAGAATGCTTGCCGTCCATGAACAAAGAATTACCAAACAAGAAGAAATTGACAACTTACTCTTTGCTAAGATTGACAAACTCCGTGATAAAGTTGACAGGGATTATGACGCACTTATTACAAGAGTACAAATTATAGAGAAAAGAGTTTGGATGGCAATAGGTGCTATTGCATGTATAACCTTTTTAGTTAACAATACTCGTGTTATTGAGATCTTGACGCCAGAGCCTCAAACATCTATAATAGAGCAGAGAAACTTTAAGGTTTAATTATGGATTTTGTTGATGTTAAATACATCAATTTGATTTCTTCTCGCTTCCAAAAGTTCAAGAAAGTAAAGAATAATCTTTATAACTTTAGATGTCCTATTTGCGGAGATTCTCAGAAGAACAAGAATAAAGCAAGGGGATACTTGTATCAAGTAAAGAATAATACAAACTTTAAGTGTCACAACTGTGGAGTTAATATTTCTTTTAATAATTTTCTGAAGCAAATAGACTCAGTAATCTATAAGCAATACGCATTTGAGAAATTCAAAGATGGAAAGACTGGTAGAAACTTCACTGTTGAAGATCCAGTCTTTAATTTTGAAGTGCCAAAATTTAAACCAAAATTGGATTTACCTAAAGCATCGGAAAATCCTGCTGCAACTGAATATCTTGTAAAAAGAAAATTAAACCCACATAACTATTATTACGCCGAAAAATTCAAGTCATGGACAAATTCACTAAAAGAGGTCTTTGACGATACAAGTAAAGATGAACCTAGGATTATTATTCCTCTGTTCTATCAAAATACTCTTGTTGGATTTCAGGGCAGAGCACTTGGTCCAAGTAAGATTAAATACATTACCGTAATGCTTAGTGAAGATGCACCAAAAATCTATGGACTTGATGAAATACAAAAAGATAAAACTGTCTACATTACAGAAGGACCATTTGACTCAACGTTCATTCCAAACGCGATTGCTATGTGCGGAGCTGATGCTGATGTTAGTAAGTGGGGTATTGGTGATTATGTTTGGATATATGATAACGAACCACGTAATAGAGAAATCCTATCAAGAATTTCCCGTGTTATCAAAATGGGACAAAAAGTTGTCATCTGGCCTTCAACAATAAAAGAAAAAGATCTTAATGACATGGTTTTATCTGGACTTAACATTCAGTCTGTGATAGAATCAAATACATATTCTGGATTAGAAGCAAAACTTAAGTTTACCACTTGGAAGAAAATATGAGTAACGGCACCAAAGTACATAAGCGTGATGGACGAATTGAGTCCCTTGACCTAGATAAGATGCACTTGATGGTTGAAGAAGCGTGTAGGGGTCTTGCAGGGGTCTCTGCGAGTCAAGTTGAAATGAAGTCTGGTATTCAATTTTATAATGGAATTTCTACTGGAGAGATTCAAGAGATTCTGATTCGCTCAGCTTCAGACCTTATTGATTTGGATCATCCAAACTATCAGTATGTTGCTGCTAGACTTCTTCTCTTTTCTGTTAGGAAACAACTATACGGAAAGATGAAAGAACTTCCGACTTTAGAGCAACACATTATTGACTGTGTTTCTGCTGAAGTTTATGATAGTGATATTTACAATAAGTACTCTAAAGAAGAAATTGAAAAAGTTGATAGTTGGATTGATCATGAGCGTGACATGCTATTCACTTATGCAGGTCTACGTCAGGTCGTTGATAAGTACCTCGTGCAGGACAGAAGCACTGGAGGTGTATATGAAACCCCGCAGTTTATGTACATTATGATTGCTCTGACTATCTTTGCAGAGTATCCAAAAGAAACCCGTCTCTCCTATGTGAAAAGGTACTATGACGCAATCTCAAAGCACAAAATCAACATCCCAACACCAATCATGGCGGGAGTGCGAACTCCGCTTCGACAATTTGCTAGTTGTGTCCTTATTGACGCTGATGACACCCTCGATAGTATCTTTAGCTCTGATATGGCTATTGGCAGATACGTTGCACAGAGGGCGGGAATCGGCATTAACGCTGGTCGTATCCGTGGCATCAACAGTAAAATCAGAGGCGGAGAAGTTCAACACACAGGTGTCGTACCATTTCTCAAGAAGTTTGAAGCAACTGTCAGATGTTGCACGCAAAATGGCATACGAGGTGGATCCGCGACAGTCCACTTCCCCATCTGGCACCAAGAAATAGAAGATATTATTGTACTAAAGAATAATAAGGGAACCGAAGATAATCGTGTTCGTAAATTAGACTACTCTATCCAAATCAGCAAACTCTTCTATGAACGATTCATTCAAGATGGAGAAATCACACTTTTCTCTCCACACGACGTTCCTGGTTTGTATGATGCTTTTGGTACTGATAGATTTGACGACCTTTATGTACGTTATGAACGAGATCTCGATATTCCAAGAAAGATTATCGGAGCTCAAAAACTCATTCTGGATCTTTTAAAAGAACGTGCAGAAACAGGTCGAATTTATATTATGAATATTGACCATTGCAATTCCCACTCTTCCTTTAAAGATAAAGTGAATATGAGTAATCTCTGTCAAGAGATTACACTTCCTACTTACCCGATTAATCATATTGACGATGAATTTGGTGAAATTGCACTTTGCATTCTTTCTGCTATTAATGTTGGTAAGGTAAAGTCTGATGATGAATTAGAAGATCTTTGTGATCTCGCTGTTCGTAGTTTGGATGAATTAATCGAATATCAAAACTACCCAATTAAAGCCGCAGAGATCTGCACCAAAGCACGTCGTTCTTTGGGTATTGGTTATATTGGTCTTGCCCATTATCTTGCAAAACTTGGGTATAAGTATGAGTCGCAAGAAGCATGGGATGCTGTCCATGGACTCTCTGAGTCATTTCAATTTTATCTTCTGAAAGCATCTAATCAACTTGCGAAAGAAAAGGGTCATTGTGAATATTTTGGACGCACAAAGTACGCAGATGGTATTCTTCCAATAGATACATACAAGAAGGAAGTTGATGAGGTTTCTTCTCAGGAGTTGCAGCATGATTGGGAAGGTCTTAGAAAGTCTATTTTGGAACACGGGCTTAGGCACTCAACATTGTCCGCACAGATGCCATCGGAGAGCAGCTCCGTTGTGTCAAATGCAACCAACGGAATCGAACCACCTAGAGGATACTTGTCCATTAAGAAATCAAAGAAAGGACCTCTTAAACAAATTGTTCCCCAATATCATACGTTGAAAAATAACTATACACTTTTGTGGGAAATGCCTGACAATAGGGGTTACATAAATGTAGTGTCTGTAATGCAAAAATTCTTTGATCAAGCCATATCTGGCAACTGGTCGTATAATCCCGAACATTTTCCAGATAATGAGGTTCCTGTTTCTGTTATGGCAAACGATCTGTTGACTACATATAAGTACGGGTGGAAAACTTCTTACTATCAAAACACTTATGATATTAAAACTGATGAGGTGGTAGAAGAGAAACCCGACCTTCAAAATTTGCTAAGTGAGTTAAGTTCAGTAGAGGAGGGAGAGTGTGAATCCTGTGCAGTTTAAAATTTCTTCAATAGAAGAACCAACACAGATTAAAGGAATGACAGTTTTTAATACTGAGCAAGTGAATACTAAAAAACAACCAATGTTTTTTGGAAAACCTCTGGGAGTCCAGAGATATGATTCATACAAATATCCTGTATTCGATAAACTGACTACTCAGCAACTTGGATACTTCTGGAGACCCGAAGAGGTGTCTCTTCAGAAGGATCGTGGAGATTATCAAACACTTCGTTCAGAGCAAAAGCATATCTATACTTCTAACCTGAAGTATCAAATTATGCTTGACTCTATCCAGGGTCGCGGTCCTGGTATGGCTTTTATTCCATACTGCTCACTACCCGAATTGGAGGCATGTATGGAAGTGTGGGGTTTCATGGAAATGATTCACTCGCGCTCATACACATATATCATCAAAAACGTTTATTCAGATCCATCAGAGGTCTTTGATAAGATTGTGACCGATGAGCGTATTTTAGAGCGTGCTAGAAGCGTCACAGAGTCATATGATGACTTCATTCAATCATCCCAACAATATGGTGTATCCGATACTTGGATACATAATCTCGAAGGAGTATCATACGCAAAAGAAACTCTCAATGATGTCAAACGAAAACTCTATAGAGCAGTCGCAAACGTTAATATTCTTGAAGGTATTCGCTTCTACGTTAGTTTTGCTTGTAGTTTCGCCTTTGGCGAACTTAAGCTTATGGAAGGATCCGCTAAAATCATCTCTCTTATCGCAAGAGACGAAAACCAACATCTAGCCATTACTCAGAATATTCTGAACAAATGGCGTGATGGTGATGATCCAGAAATGAAACAAATTATGAAAGAAGAGGAAGAGTGGACATATAATATGTTTAATCGTGCTGTAAATGAAGAAAAGCGATGGGCAGATTATCTGTTCAAAGATGGAAGCATGATTGGTTTGAATGATAAACTTCTTCAACAATACGTTGAGTGGATTGCCAATAGAAGGTTAAAAGCAATAGGACTTAAACCACAATACGATATTTCAGCAAACAACAATCCACTTCCTTGGACTCAGCACTGGATTTCCTCTAAAGGTCTCCAGGTGGCTCCCCAGGAAACAGAAGTAGAAAGTTATGTAGTAGGTGGAATAAAACAGGATGTGAAAAAGGACACATTCAGTGGTTTCAAACTGTAACAATATAAAAAAACTTTATAGATAGGGGAGACAACCTCCCCTTTTTTATGTCCAAAAATCAACTCACTAAAGACGAATTCAAGATTCGTGTACTAAAATTAAAAAATAGATTATATCAAGACCAACCAAGTTGGGACTCTAAAGGACTTGCTCATAAATACCTTAACGAAGTCCTTGATATAATTGATGAGTATAGATATTGACTATGAAAATCCTTGGTATTTTGAAGGAACCCCTTTTTTATCTGAGAATATTAACGATAACTTCGGTTTTGTCTATCTCATTACAAATATACAAAACGGTAGAAAATATATCGGTAGAAAATACTTTTGGTCATTCCGTACACCAAGAGGAAAGAAAAGAAAAGTGAAATTGGAATCTGATTGGAAAAACTATTATGGGTCTTGTCCAGAACTTAAAGAAGACATTGAAAAATTTGGCAGAGAAAATTTTAGTCGAACTATCTTATCATTACATAAAACAAAGGGCAAAACAAACTTTGAAGAGACCCGACAGTTATTCGTCAACGGAGTCCTCACCGAAGCCCTTGACAGCGGAGGACCAGCGTACTATAATAGCAACATCCTCAACAGGTACT